TTGAACGTCCCCTGGTTGCCGACGGCGATCACGTTCGTCTTGACGTTGGCCGGGATCTTGAAGATATTTCGGACGGACGCGGGGATGTTACGCCCGGCGTCCGTGTACGCCTTGATGACCGTCTTGCGACCGGCCGCAAGTCCAGCCGGTACAGCGAACCAGTACGGCTGCTTGCCTGGGCCAGGACGCACATAGAACCCCTCCTTCGTGGCGTTCCATGCCGGCGCTCGGCGGTTCTTGGGTCCTGTAACCGACTTCTTCACGGCGTTCGCAAGAGGGTGACCTGCCCGGATAAAGGCGTTCAGGGTCGCGCGCGGAATGGGCACACCGGCATTCGCAAACGCCTTGGCAACCTTGGGGCCCACACCCGACATGTTCAGTGAGCCGCGGTTCAACCACTCGCGAGTAGTGATGTTGCGCTCCATCTTGCGCCACTTGTAAAGGCGCGGCTTTCCGTTGGTCCCCGGGCGGATGTAAAAGCCCGGGGGCGGCGTCATGTTCCACGAGGACGCGAGGGGGTTGCGGTTCGCCAGCTTCGCCTTCTTGGCGTTGGCGGCTTGCACCCCGGGCTTCCGGATCGCCGCCTCCTTGGCGAGGTTCATGGCCAGAAGGGCCACTAGATCGTATTTCGGACCGAAAAACTCCTTGAAAAGCTTACGGGGCTCATCACGCTCGGACGGGTCCTTTATACCCGTGAACAGGACTGTTCCGTTCTTGAAGAACTGATAGGTCCACTTGGGGTTCTTGAGCTTGAGGACTATGGCTGGGACGCCGCCGACGGCCTCGTCATATCGACCAATGCTCTCGACCATCGTCTTGGGGAGCGTCACGAGCTGCTCACGGAGGTCATCGAGGACGAATGGCCTATTGACGTAGAAAATTCCATCAATCTTCTTGTACATAGGTGGGGCCTTGAGCAGCAGAGGCGGCGCCCACCCGTTCTTGACGATGGCGAGCAGGGCCGCCTCGTAGTTCCCGAGACCCATGACGTCAAAGTACTTGTCGGTCAGAACGATGGTCTGTTGGCCCTTTTTGGCTATGACTTTATTCACGCCATCAGAGTCGCCGATCCAGCCCTGACCCGGAATCCAGCGCACCGTGGGCTTCTTGAAAGACGCCTTGTAGCCCGTGATTTCCGAGAACCCCTTGGGCTCAGACTCGAATACCGACCGGAAATTCGTCGGCAACTTAAAGGTTACTATTTTGGCCGTCAGGGAAGAGGCTGAAGTCTTCCAGCTTCCCTGACTGTTCATAAAAACGCGCCTCTTCCGGAAGATCGACTGAATCTTCCGGGCGGCCGCGGTTCTGGGGGTGTTCCCCGGCATTCTACTACTTTAGAACATTTTATTCTTCGTTCTTGAAATCGAGGCCGTAAATAATAGGTTGGGTCGCGTACGCCTGTTGTTGGTACATCGCGGACTCGACGCGAACCTCCAACTCCTTCGAACTGAACGGCCCTGCGTAAAAGTCTGGGTTGAACTTGAACGTGCCCAGATTGTTCTCGCGACAGTGCTGGTTGAACTGAGCCACGAATATCTTCTGAGGCACAAACGCGTCTGGCGCAAACCGGAACTTCTCCGAACACAGAAAGTGCTGGAGCGAGTTGGTCACCGTAGCCACCTGGCTTCGGATCGTCTTGAAGTACTTGGGTAGGACGTTCCAGATGTCCTTGTCGGCATACTTGGACGCGTAATCCAGATAGGCCCGCAGACACTTGCACAGGATCGCAGGCATCTCAGCCTCGAGTTTGTACTCGAGGTGCGGGTCAGCCACGTCGGGTGCGATTTGGCGACCAAAATTCACGGTGGCCAAGCGACGCAGGATAGACCCAGAGTTGTCCTTCCAGTTTGGAACCTCATTTCCACCCAGAATTCCAGGAGTCGTCCACTGCATACTCAGGGCCGTCTCGCACTTTCGCGCAATGCTGACGTCCTCACCAGACACGAGAGACTGAAACTCGGCCTGTTCGAGCTGCAGGTCACCCTTGATCTCCGGACTGATGAACATGAGACCCTTGTAGATGCTCGAAAGGCCAAACTTCTTCTCGATATTGTTCGAAAGCGTCGCGACATCCTCGCACTCGTAGAACCGACGGGCCACCTTCGTAATCAGGGTAGACTTGCCGGACTGTGCAATTCCCTTCAGAAAAGGGATGACCTGCCACCCGTCCAGCTCATTCACGTCGAAGCACAGACGCCCCATGAACACGTAGACCCACCGAGCCACATCCTCCTCGAAGCGCTGGTAATCCAGAACCTTCTGCATGTGGGGTGTCGGAATATCATACCAGTCCTCGGTGTCGTCGTACGGATCGAAAGGCTGATCAAAGTACTTGCAGGACACGAGCGTCGGGTCTAGATTCTCAAACTCGGCGCCGTCGTACCGGTAAAACTTCATCTGACGGCGACCCGCAGAGTCCTTGACCATCTCGAGAGGGCGCGCATCCAGAAGACCGTTATGGAACGACCAGACGTGACGATCCTTTTTGATTTCAGAAAACTGAATATCCTTGCAGTTGGTCAAGTGGCGGATGACATCGTGGGCCATGTTGCCTCGGTTCGTGAGGTTCAGCCACATCTCGGCATTGTCCTCCTTTTGGGTCTCGTCATAGACAAAGTCCTTGATCTCCTTGACCGGCTTCCACGCCCGAGTGTTGCGGATTTCCTTGCAGCACTGGTCGCGGTAGCGACGGTAGCCGTTACGGTACGCCTGTTTCAGAAGGAAAATCAAGAGCTTCTGATACGACGTGGCATCCTTCTCGATGTCCATGTCCACGTCAGGATTCTCGACCATGGGCTTGTTGAACATCTTGAATTCAGCGTCATTTTCGATGAATTTATTGACGATGGCTTTGTAGCACTCCTTGAAGCGCTTGATACGGCGCTCAAAGGTCATCGGGTTCATGTTGATGTCCTGGGTCTCAGTCTTACTAATCTCTAGCAGTTCGGACCGGGCAAGCATGTAACCACAGATATCGATAATTCGGCGCTTATTCACCTGAAGGCGCTCGAGGTCCTCCTTGTCGATATCCACGGGGAGGCCGTTCGGATCCCGGTTTGGTGATGCCGGGAGCCACTTGGCCGCGAGTAGTTTGAAAATTTCTTGGCGCTTGTCTCCGTTCTGGAGATCCAGATGGAGATTACGCTCACATTCTACGAGCTTCTTGTTGAGGTCCTCGGGCGTCCACGAGTTGATTTCTTTCTGGTAGGCACTTCCCTCAGTAGCCTTTTTGGTGGTGGAGCCCTTGGTTGCCATTGATACAAGTGGCCGCGACTTTTTTAAGCGGGAGCTAGAATGCCCTGCGCCACCGGCGGGCATGCACACGGCTTGGCCGACGACATGGCCGACAGAATTTTGACTAGAATTTTGTTCTGCATCTCCATGCCCTGTGCGATTCTCTCGGTCGCGTCTTTCAGACCAACCAGGGTCGTGGCGATGGTCTCACCCTCCTCGGTCGCGAGCAGAGACCCGAGGGCCTCGAACATATCCATACCCTCGTCCTCGAGGTCGTCCTCATCCATCTCCTCCATCTCCTCCTCTTCGTCAGGGATTTCCTCAATCTTCGTGCGAGACATTGTAATATTCAGGCAGAAATTAAGACCCTGGGTTTTTCGCGCCCGAACTTTTTCGCAACCTATATTAAAATGCCGGGTGGCGGACTTATGCAACTCGTGGCCTATGGTGCCCAGGATACATACCTTACGGGTCAGCCCAAAGTGACCTTCTTCCAGTCAACCTACAAGCGTCACACCAACTTCGCCATGGAATGCGTCCAGCAGACGGTGAACGGCTCGGGCGGCAACGGTGGCGTCTTCACCGTGACCCTGAGCCGCTCGGGTGATCTGGTCGGTGATATGTTCATGGTCGCAACCCCCACACAGTCTTCGTCGGCTCAGCTGACCTCGACCAACTCCAATTTCGATATGAATTGGGTCGCTGAGCGCGCCATCGAGCGCGTCGAGCTCTACATCGGTGGGCAGCTGATCGACCGCCACCAACAGACGTGGTTCCGCCTGTACGCCGAGGTCTTCCTGGCCGACACGAAGAAGATGGACTATGGCCGCCTGACCTCGTCGTCAGTCGTGAATAACGTGGGCACGACGAGCCCGTCCAAGGTGTACCTGCCGCTCCTGTTCTTCTTCAACCGCAACCCGGGCCTGTAC